TGTATGTCAGTGAAACAAGCAGCTCGTTTAAAAAATGCCATAATTTGAGTTTACTATTTTTTTTTAGACTCTGCAACTGTTAATTTTCCAGATGCTTTATATTCTTTGTTTAATTCCTTTAGAGCGGATTTGCTGTAGACTTTAACCTCGCCATTTTGAGCAGTCATTCTCCTCTTTGCTGACACTGTCTCACTCTCATTTTTGGCTTGTCGAGTGTAGCTTGGCATCATTTCATTCATCTCTAATATGTCATCACGAATATTTTGGTTTTTCTTCTCAATGTTTAATATCCTTGTGAATGAGTTTGTGATGGCTGCCGTGTAATAAGCAAAAGGATTTTCTGATTTAGATTCATCAAACTGCAAGCCAATCTGACTCAACTGCATCAGTGCCTGTGATCTCATCTCGTCCACATAGGTATAACCTCTCCAGTTGCTCCGTTGGCTATATCTCTCCGCTAATTTCAAAAACATATTTGCCAGTGTAGGAGTGATCTTGCCATGATCATTGCCAAAATGTCCATTGTTCATACCACCGATCCAATGACTTTTGCCCACACAAACTGGTTGTCCTTTGTCGTTGATTCTATAATGTTGGAACGGAGGAAAATTAACTTTCGTGTGATGATCTGCTCGAGTTTTAGGATTTTTCTTTCTTTGGCTGTCCGTGGTGATATGATCAAACATCATTACTCGAAACACTAGATCGGTTTTTTTAATAGATCTTGGAGAAACTTCATAATCGGTCATTTTGATTCTTTTATTGCCTAACTTTTTAGCTGCTTCCCAAGCTCTTGCTGTTAATCTTTTCGCTTGTATTTTTCTTGCCTTGCCGATATTGGCACTGTTGATCTTTTTAATGTCATTGACAATCATGTCATAATCGCTGTCTTCGGGACTGACATATGAGCAATAGGTATTCTTGCTCTTGTGTATCTCTGCTAGCAGATCGCGGTTATTTAAATAGTTCACTCTTTTCATAGTAATTCCTTGTTTTAAGTTGTCTGCTTTACTGCCTGGAGATTATAAAGTGCGCCTATTATGATGCCTATAAATATTGTGTTAGTATACTGAATTTTATATGAAAAAACAACCTATTAATAAACGGATTTAACAATGGGACTATTTGATACAGCAGGTAAAATCATAGGCACCGTTGGTGCTGTTGGCAATGTTATTTCTTCTAATCCCACATTAAGTCGTTTATTTGGAGCAGGATTATCTAAAGGAGCAGAAGCCAATGATAAATTGCGTGCCTCGGCAAGATTTTCCACAAGGAATGGACAAACAGATTACAGAGTGAGAGTAGTATTACCTCCTAAAAGCGATCTTTGGAATGTTTTTTTCCAAGTATATAAAGATACAATAGATTCAGGAGAAGGTAGAGCCGCTAATAATATTTTAGAACCACTTGGTAATGCAGGAGGAGTAGTATTTCCTTTAACACCATCGATAATTATTCAGCACTCGGCTAATTACACACCATTGAATATGCCTCACAGCAACTATCCACATTATGCATATGGACATAGCGAAGTTCCATCATTTACAGTAACAGGAGAATTTCCAGTACAAAATCAAGAAGATGCTAGATATTGGGTTGCAATGTTACATTTTTTTAGATCAGTAACCAAAATGTTTTTTGGAGGAGAAGAGAATGATCCTTTAAAAGGTAATCCACCACCAATACTACATTTATCTGGATATGGAGATTATGTTTTTAATAACATACCAGTGGTTGTAACAAACTTTAACGTTGATTTGAGACCAGACGTGGATTATATTTGTACTTCACAAAGTTCAAGAAGTAGAAGTGATATTAATCCTAACATAGTATTGAACACAGATCAAAATAAAACATGGGCGCCTACATTGAGTACAGTAACATTACAATTGCAGCCAATTTATTCTAGGGATTCTGTGAAAAAATTCAGCATGAAAGATTTTGTTAATGGTAGATTAATTGGCAAAGACGAGAGAGGAATAGGTTATATCTAATGGCTACATATAGTAATACCAGTCCATATTTTGGAACCACACAAAATAATATCAGTCTAGATTTACTACAACCTAGAACTATCACAGCAGAAAATGACGACGTCAGTTATACCATCGATAGAATATATGCTTATAGACCAGATCTTTTAGCCTATGACTTATATGGTACTCCGAGACTATGGTGGGTATTTGCTCAAAGAAATCCTAATGTAATTGAGGATCCTATATATGATTTTTCAACAGGTAAAACTATACAACTACCTAAATTAAGTAATCTAAGAAACGATTTAGGTTTTTAAAATGTCGGATTATACATTTAACTTAGACACAGCTAGAGGAATAGCAGAAACATATCAAAAAGATATTACTACCGATAGACAAGTAATATTAGATTCTGTTGAAAAAAATCAATTACATCAGTTTGCCACCTACAATTATATTTTTACATTGAGTGGTCTCAAAGAATCTGAAATAAGAAATCCTAAAGATTTTATGACAGCCAGTCCTCATGATATTATAGCTAGAACGGGCGGAATAGGAAATCCAGCATCGAGTAGTGTAACCACAGAAGCTGCCGAAGAAGCAAAAAAATTACTCAATGAAAGAGAACTAGCATCAATTGATAGAGCAAAGTCTATATTAAATTTAGGAAGAGATATATATTTTGAAAATGTTAACATGGATTCTATACATGGATTCAATTCAGAAAGACGAACGGGCTCAGTAACCAAGATTGTTATGAGATTAAACGAACCAGCCGGAGTAACTATATTAGAAAAACTCAAAGCCGCTGCCAGCAACAGTGGTTACAAAGACCATATCAGCGCACCATATCTATTAACTATTCAGTTTCGAGGATTTGACGAACAAGGAAAAATAACCACAGTAGATGCTCTAACAACCAAGAGATATATTCCAATTAAAATAGTAAAAATGAATATTAAAGTAAACACAGCTGGTGCAACTTATGATTTAGACTGCATACCTTACAATGAAGTACCATACCTAAATAGATATAATTTCATTAGAACTAATATGAAATTAGAAGGATCCTCAACCGGCGTTAGAACATTTTTACAAGATTTTAATAACAAACTAAACAAGATGACCGAAGATGAAGCAAAAAGAAAAGTATTCACTGAAGGCATGCAAGATACCTATCAAATAACAGTAGATCCTTCTTTTGCTGATGTACCTTTAAAAACTAATGGAGATCAGGTAAAAAATAGTAAAACTGTATCTTTAAATGATTATGAATTTGATCCAGACACCACTGTTTTAAGAAATAACGAGACTCCTACCACAGCATATAAATTTAATGTTGCAGGAGAATTAAATGCAAACACAGCAATTATAAAAGTATTAGAAGAAGCAATGACAAGTTTACAACCAATTCAAGAAGTTTGGCAGGATTGGTTTCAAAAAACAACCAACAATTTAAGAGAAAACACCGGCAAACAGATATTATCCAATGTAGATATAGCATCTTTAAACGAAGATGATTTTAAAGTTAAGTGGTTTAGAATCAAAGCAGCGATAGAAACAGATGTCACTAGATTTGATAGATTAACGAAAACACACCCAAAGACAATAAAATTTCATATAGAACCATATGATCTTCATATTTTTAGATTAGTAAAACCAGGATTGTCGCTGGGAGGACAAAACAAAGTTAAAGTAAAAAAACTTTATGATTATATATTCACAGGAAATAATACTGACATATTAGATCTAGATATTAATTATAAAGTAGCGTGGTACATAACAAAACTACCGCCCAATAATCCTCATAATAAAGATAGAATTTCTTTTGAGGACGATGTGTCTTTACTATCTCAAATAGGAGCTGAAGATCAGATAGAAGAATTTTTACCAACACAATCAGCTCCCGGAACTGTAAGAAGTACTCGTAGCGGACTATTCAGCACAGAAAAGAAACAAGACGTAGATCTTTTTATGGACGTGTTGACCAACCCTACAGCAGATATGGTTAAAGTACAACTAAAAATTATCGGTGATCCTTCCTGGATAGGAGTTAGTCAATTCTTACCAATCAATGTAGAAAATACAGGAGCAGGAGTAGGATCTGATAAAAATATTAGAGATTTAGGATTTGTTGGGCAATGGAGCAATCAATATAAGTCTTTTAATACTGACATAGCAGATCCTGTAATACGTTTAAATTTTAAAATGCCATCGGATCTAGATGATGTAAAAGGAGTTTATGAATTAGGAACAACACAAAGTGCTGTGTTCTCAGGATTATACCAGGTATATAAAGTTGAAAGTAATTTTGCCAATGGAGCATTTACTCAGGTATTACATATGACTAGATTCAATAATCAATCAAATAGTGCAAAAACAAAAACTTTGACAGACATATATTATATTTTTCCAGACGGTCGTACTGTACCTGTACCTCAAATTTCAGATTATTTCTTATCAGCTCAAGAAGACACACCCAATACAAACAACAACCCCAATACAAATAACAACGGAGATACTTTCTAATGAGTTTAAAAACACATTTAGGAGGAGATGCAGCAACGCCTTCGTTGCCTAAAGTTGATACAGGTTTAGGTAGTGTAGATTCTGGTCCTTATATAGGTATAGTAAAATCTAATCAAGATCCATTAAGAATGGGCAGATTGGGAGTTTATATACCCTCATTAGCAGGGTACGGAGAATCATCAACAGGAAAATTAGTTACTTGCGAATATCTAGCACCATTTTATGGGGCTAAAACTACAAAATATTTGGGAGAAAGCGATCCTTACAATTATAAAGCATCTCAACATTCTTACGGAATGTGGATGGTACCACCAGATATAGACACAAAAGTTTTAGTTATATTTGTTGAAGGAAAATCAGATCAAGCATTTTGGATAGGATGCATACAAGAACCATTAATGAATCAAATGATTCCCGGTATAGGTGCTACAGAAAAAACCGGACTTGCAGACACTGGTTCAGAAACAGATAGTAAACAAACCATGTATGGCACAGAAATATTGCCAGCTGGAGAAATTAACAGAGCAACATTAGATGTAGTAGGGGGCAATGCAGTTGATCCTATATTAAAAAGACCCATACATCCGTTTGCAGAAACGCTTAGGCAGCAGGGATTGATACAAGATGATGTGAGAGGCACTACCACGTCCTCTGCCAGAAGAGAAAGTCCAAGCAATGTGTTTGGGATCAGCACGCCAGGACGTAGAGACACCAGTTCTTCTCCTAAAAATGTGGGAGTTGTAAATTCAAAACACGAAGAAGTTATTGACAGATTGTCCGGCCACACTTTTGTCATGGACGATGGTGACAACATCGGTGATAATCAACTTATAAGACTAAGATCCGCCTCGGGACACCAACTATTGTTGCATGATACCAAGGGAGTGGTATACATAGCCAATGGGTCAGGAAACGTCTGGATGGAATTCAGTGCCAATGGTGCCATAGACATATATGCCGGCGGAGGTGTAAACATCAGATCTAGAGGAGATATGAATTTTCATAGTGATAATAACATTAATATGTTTGCTAGAAAACAAATAAAATTAAGTTCGGTAGGAAAATTAGTTATAGATGGGGGAGCAATACAAACCTATGCTGATTATGATATACAATCGCAGGCTAGATATGGCAGCATCACTAATAAAGCACCCAATGGATCAATAGTTTCATATGCAGGAGAAACACAATTGCACATGGCCACAGGTCAAACTCATTTAACAGGTAGTCAAATACATTTTAATAGTATAGGTACTAGTCCCAACATCATAGCCACTTACGAAAGGACCATTGCGCAAGATCCCGCGGGCACAGGAACCAAGAGAGAAGGTATACCAGATGTTAATCCTTCCAACAAGTATACCTACGGTCCTATCAAGGTTGACCAAAATGCCAACATCACCATGTCAGGCATGCGTATCTGTACGCACGAGCCGTTCCCATTCCATTTTGACAAAGTTGTGAGCTTCAAGGGCACTAGCCCTGGCCCTTTGAGCAACGTGCCTGGCACGGCCGAGTTCATAGCTCAAAGAAATAGATTGTCTGATAATCCAAGTAGGAGATATATGCAGCTTGCAGCCGACATGCAGCATGAATGCGAAAAACGAGGATTGGGACAGTTGCAATCATCAGTAAATAAAGTGTCAAATGTTGTCAAGCAGCCCACAGGAGACATACAAACGATTCAAAAAGTTTGCAATGAAATTGCCAACGATTATAATAAACTTTATGGTTTACCCGATGGTGGTCCGTTCAATATCTCTGCCATAGCAGAAGGAGTCAGCAGCACTATTCAACAGACAGTGAGTGCCTTGACCGGGGAACAACAGGATTTCTTGGGCAAAACACTTTTTATAGATCAAGGAGGACTTCTATATACAACAGGCAATTTGACCAAGGCCATATCATCACCACTGAATTTTACCACCGGCGCACTGAGCACAGTGAAAGACATTGTGTCCACCTCCGGCAGCGTGTTGGGTGCATTTGGTCAAGCCAAAGATAGATTGTTTGGAGTGGAAGGCATAGATGATCTAGGACAGGTAGGTATTGCCAACTCATTCATCGCCGGACCTGGTCCTTTCACAGGAGGAAATATTTTTGGTGATATATTCAACGCTGGATCGCCAAACATTGAAGGTATATTTTCAGGCATGGGGCAGATACCAGGAATAGGACAGATACCAGGATTTGGCCTAGCCAATCAGACCATTGGCACTGTCAACATGGTCAACAACATCTACAAGTCAGTGATGGGATCTGACATCACTGCAGTGACCGAGATAAGTAGTTTGGTGACGGATTTTGGCAGTGCGATTAGCTCAGAAATAGCAAGCATAGCCTCTAACCTTGGCAGTGTTTTTGGATTTGGAGGAGGATCAAGTTTCTTTGATATATAAAATATGGCATATGTAGATAAAAATTCAGCTAATAATAAGAGACAAATCTTCAAAGGATTTAGTTCTAGATCCAGTAATACTAATTTTAAACTGTATGATTTTGAATTAATTAAACAGGATTTGATCAATCGTCTCAGTGTGCGTAAAGGAGAAAGAGTAGAAAATCCTGAATTTGGTACAATAATATATGATTTAATATTTGAACCATTAACAGATGCTGTAAAACAAGCAGTAGCGGACGATATTGCACAAAATCTTAATGCTGATCCTAGATTAAGTACCAAAGAGATTATAGTCAGTGAGACTGAGCACGGCATATCAGTACAAGCTACAATAGTATATGTGCCTTATAATATTACCGAAAAATTAGTGTTAAGTTTCGACGAAAACGCAGCTCTGCGCCTTTCTTAATCTACGCACATAATAATATCCATAAATATCCGTGTATTAAACTATGGCCACCACTGACAGACAAAATCGCTTACTTGTAGCCGAGGATTGGCGTAAAATCTATACTGCCTTTCAACAAGCAGATTTTAAATCTTACGATTTTGAAACTCTAAGAAGAACCATGGTAGCCTATCTTAGAGAAAACTATCCAGATGATTTTAATGATTTTGTAGAATCTTCTGAATATGTTGCACTAATAGATCTTATTGCTTACATAGCACAATCATTAAGTTTTCGAATAGATTTGAATGCTAGAGAAAATTTTATCGAAACAGCTAGTAGAAGAGATTCCATATTAAGATTAGCTAGATTAATCAACTACAATGCTAAAAGAAATAAACCAGCTACAGGATTATTAAAATTAGTATCTGTTAGAACTACACAAAATGTTACTGACAGTTCGGGAACCAATTTATCTAATTCTACAGTTGTGTGGAATGATAGTACCAATGCCAATTATAGAGAACAGATTATTAATATATTAAATGCTGCCAATGTTGATGGACAACGTTTTGGCAAACCTCTAGAATTAGACAACATCGGAGGAATTAAGACAGAAATTTATACAGTCAATACCACAAACGTAGATGTTCCTATGTTTCAATTTACAAAAAATGTCAGTGGTATAACTAGAAATTTTGAAATAGTACCAGCCTCTATATCCAATTCAGAATCAATATACGAATTGTCTCCAATACAAGGAGGAGGAATGACATATGTTTATAGAACCGACGGCGCTGGTGATTCTAGTCCTAACACAGGATTCTTTTTCTTATTCAAACAAGGATCTTTAACTAGTAATACTTTTTCAATAAATCAACCCACAACCAATTATGTTAAAAGTATATCAGTTAATAATATTAATAATGATGATGTATGGTTGTATGAATTAGATGATTTTGGACAAATAGAAAAATTATGGACAAGGGTACCAGATCTTGTTGGAAATAATACCATTTATAATTCTTTATCTGCCGATGTAAGAGATATCTACAATGTTGTGACAAGGAACAACGATGCTATAGATCTTGTATTTGGAGATGGAAATTTTGCCAATATACCATCTGGAGCATTTAAATCTTATTACAGAATCAGTGACAACGCCAAATATTCTATACAACCAGCCGACATGCAGAATATACAATTTAGCATGCAATATCAGGATACTAACGGTTCTTTACAAACATTAACTTTTACTGTGTCTTTACAACAATCTGTATACAATGCCGCATCTACAGAGAGTGATGATAGCATCAGGACCAAAGCACCACAGGTATATTATTCTCAAAACAGAATGATTACAGCAGAAGATTATAACATAGTGCCATTATCAGCTTCGCAAGAAATAATCAAAGTCAAAGCAGTGAATAGAAGTGCCAGTGGTATCAGTAGAGCTAAAGAAATTATAGACCCAACAGGTGCCTATAGTAATGTATCAACATTTGCTGATGACGGAATATTATACAGAGAAGAAAGTTTACCTCAATTTACTTTTACATTTACAAACAGAAATGAAATATTAGATGTAATTAATCGATTGATAGAAAGTAAATTGAATGAAGCATATTCAAGACAGTTTTATTATATAAAATATGGAACTAAAAATTTAAGTACATTAGCGGCCAGCTGGATCAGTACAACCACAGGCACAAATACCAATACTGGATATTTTGAAGCAGGTGGACCTTTGGTTGTTGGAGATTTTGCTACAAGTAATTTAAAATATGCCGAGCCCGGAGCCTTAATTAAATTTACATCTCCAGATACACGAAAATTTTTAAATGGCAAATTAGTAACTGCAGGAACAGATCTTGGAGAAGATAGAAAATGGTGCAAAATATCAGCAGTAGTAGGAGATGGAGCAAACAGTGGAGAGGGTAATTTAGAGTCTGGTGTGGGTCCAATTACATTAAATGATATTGTACCACAAGGTGCAGTGTTAAATGCTATATTTCCTAAATTTGTTACAATATTTGATTCAGCATTAAAGACAGATTTACAAGATAGAATAGAAACATATGAAGAATTTGGACTAAGATACGACGAAGAAAATGCAGAATGGAAGATAATCTCAGCAGCCAATTTAGACACAGATACTATTTTTTCATTAGATAATGCTGGAGATAACACGTCAAGCAACCAAGATGCTAGTTGGTGGTTTAAATTTACTAATGACGGGAATACCTACACAGTTAATTACAGAGAAATGGATTATATTTTTGAATCAAAGGGTGATAATAAATTTCATTATGATAAAACTGAAAGAATATATGATTACATTTCTGGAAAATCAGTTAAAGACACAGTAAAAATTCTTAAAAGTAATACTGCACCTAGCACAGGATCACCTATAGGTTATCCAATTAATTGGCAGGTAGTTGATACAGTAGAAGAGGCGGATGGATACCAAGATAATAGGAAAATCAAAGTAGGATTTTACGACGACGACGACGACGGAGTGGTTGATAATCCAGATATTTTTGATATTGTAGTAGATCCAAACACAAATATTAGCACAAAATTTATATTTTTTGAAAAATATACTAGTTACGATAATATAGAAAGATATAGACCATATGCTTCTAGTAATTTTATAGTTAATGAAAACGAAAGTGCTATTATATTACCAGGAACATATGAAAATGGACAACTATTTTATTTTTATGCCGATGACGAAAACGTTATTAAAAAATATAATACAGAGTCTGGATTGTTAGAAACAACAACAGATTATTATGCTAGAAGAGGTAGAGGATCTATAGAATTCCAATATAAACATAATGCTGGACAAGAAACAAGGATTGATCCATCGCAAACCAACATAATGGATGTTTATATGCTTGAAAGATCTTATGACCAATTATTTAGAACATGGTTATCGCAAGGAGGAGACCAGCCAACTCCTTCAACGTCGGACCAATTAAGAATTTCATATTCTGGAGTATTAAATCCATTAAAAGGACTATCAGATCAAATTATATATCATCCAGTAAAATATAAAATTTTATTTGGCAATCAAGCAGACGAAGAGTTTCAAGCTACATTTAAAATAGTTAAAAACGCTGCCACAAATGTAACTAATGCCGTAATTAAAACTAGAGTCATTAGATCTATTAATGAATTTTTTGCATTAAATAATTTTGATTTTGGAGATACTTTTTATTTTACAGAATTGGCAGCATACATACACAACCAGCTGGCCCCAGATCTTCTTACGGTTGTAATAGTGCCAAATCAAACTGAACAAGTGTTTGGTTCATTATTCCAAATTAGCAGTCCTGCAGATGAAATTTTTATCAGTGGCGCAACTGTTGATAATGTTATGATAATTGATGCTATAGGTGCTAATCAATTAGTAGCTAGTGGTACAGTAGTAACCAGCACCACAGGCACAACAACTAGCAATAGATCAAAATCAGCAGTATCTTCGACAACCACTTCAAAAAATGGATCAGGCTCCAATACAGGTAGCAGTGGAACGGGATACTAGTCATGGCAGATTCTCCGATCAACACAAAAACAAATTATGAAGAAATCACTGATGAAAATGGAGTGATATTAAGAAGATCGATAGCACATCTTCCTGCATTCTATAGAACCGATACAAATCATAGATTTTTATCTAGCACATTAGATCAATTAATACAACCTGGTAGTTTAACAAGATTGGACGGATACATTGGAAGAACGTATGCATACACAAGAAATAACACAGACAAATATATAATTTCTTCGAGTGAGGATAGAAATAATTATCAATTAGAACCCACTGTTACCTATACCGATAAGGATACTTCATCAATTAATCCAGAAGATCAGGTTAAATTTACAGCTACCTATGATGATTACATCAATCAGATTAAATTTTTTGGAGGTAATGTTGAAAACCATGACAGATTAAACAGAGAAGAATTATATAGTTGGAATCCGGCAATAGATTTTGACAAATTAATCAATTATAGAGAATATTATTGGTTGCCAGAGGGACCAAATTCAATATTAGTAACTAATAATGGTCCCAATTCAGTAACTGAAATAAAAGTAGATCATGTAGGACAAACAGCATATATTTTTAGCACACACGAAGAAAACAATAATCCCACAATGACTTTATATAGAGGTAATACTTATAAATTTATTTTAGACGCACCAGGTCATCCTTTCTACATCATGACGGAACCTTTTAAAACAGGATTGGCCGAAGACGATACTACTTCCGTAATTTATACTTCTGGAATCACCGGCAACGGAACAGAAAAAGGAACGTTAATCTTTACGGTGCCATCAGATGCTCCAAAAATATTGTATTATCAATGCGGAAACCACCAAGCAATGCATGGTATATTAACAATCAAAACTATTTCTACAACTACCAACATAGATGTCCTACATGAAATTGTTGGAACAAAAAATTATACCTTATCCACAGGAACCAAACTAAGCAACGGAATGAAATTAAAATTTGTAAAAAATGTAGTAGATTCTGCTTACAGCGAAAAAGAATTTTATGTGGAAGGAGTAGGAGATTCAATCACTTTAACAGATACAGCAACATTAATAACTCCAGAATCTTATGCAACAGAGACTACAGAGTTATACGATACAATTGTTTATGACACACGTCCCTATGCTATCAGCTTCTATAGACCAGAGACACCAGACTACATCACAATAAAGAGAGATAGTCTAGACGGAAATGCATGGAGTCGATACAACCGATGGTTTCACAGATCGGTAATAGAAGCCACAGCAGAAGCCATTGGAGGATATACTCCAAATTTACTAGAATCGGACCGAGCAAAAAGACCCATAATAGAATTTGATTCTGGATTAGGATTATATGATCACGGAACAACAGTAAAAAAATCAGTGGCATTAGTGGATACTGTTACCACAGATGCTTTTTCAGACATAGTGAAAAAAACAGGATATATCATTGATGGTATCCCTGTAGCCAATGGTATGAGAATATTATTAACAAATGATAGAGATCCTTTGGTTAATAACAAAATATACAAAGTAAGTTTTGTAACTATAGTAGGAGAATCCGTTACAACATTACAATTAACGCCAGACAATGAAGTAACACCGCTAGATGGAGAAACAGTATTTGTTGAACTTGGAGTGGAAAATCAAGGAAAAACTTTTTATTACAGTGCTGTCGAAGGAACATGGATAACAGGGCAATTAAAAACTAAACTAAACCAACAACCACTGTTCAATCTATATGATGACAATCTTGTGCCATTACATGAACCGGCAACTTATCCTAATTCTACATTTCATGGATCAACTGTTTTTTCTTATAAAATTTCTGATTCTGCACCAACCGACACAGTGCTAGGATTGAAGGTAAAATATAGCACAATTAACAATGTTGGTAACATGTTATTCTCAACAGACATATCATCTGGATCTTTTAGTTATAAAAGTGGAGAACAATTTATTTCTAAAAATTTTGCTACAGCACAAGTAGCATATAATAAAAAAAATGGAACAAAAGAATTTAAAACATCATGGATAAAAAGAAAAGAGCAAAGTAAACAACGAGTTATTAAAACCTTTCTTGTTACTGCCGACGAATTAAGAAGATTTCCCATAGATGTTTATGCCAATAGTGCGAGTTTAAACGATTTAGAAATTACTGTAGATGTTAATCATCATACACAAAACTTAGATATAGATTATGAATTAGTTAATGGAGCTACAAACAAATATGTGAAATTCACTTATGATCTTGCAGTCGACGATTTAGTAAAAATACAATGTTACAGTTCAGTTAATAAAATTAAAGGAAAAGGTTTATATCAAATACCAGAAAATCTTTCAATAAATCCATTCAATGAACAGATTTCAGAATTTACTTTTGGACAGGTATTAAATCATGTCCACGATATTAATGAAAAAAATACAGATCTAGTCGGAGATACTCCAGGAAATAGTAATTTAAGAGATCTTCCTGATGTTAGATTACAGGGAGGCACAATACTACAACACTCTGCTCCTTTGGCACAAGGAATATTTTGTTTAATAGATCAAAATAGCAATGCTATCAGCGCCATTGAATATTGCAATTTAGAATATCAAAAATTTAAAGAAAATTTTTTAACATATTCAACAAACTCATCATATGAAGGAACAATTGCTGATAAGGTAGATTCCGTAATTAAAAACATAGCCAGTGATAGAGATAATAGTTTTCCATTTTTTTATGAAGATATGATAGGATATGGCGAAAAAGCCACTGTTAGAAATTACACAGTTCAAGATAGTTCAGAAACGCAATACGCTATTGATTCTCAATTTAATACTACAAAAACTAGTAATAGAGCAGTTTACGTTTATCTAAATGATACACAATTAATACAGGGGTATGATTATACGTTTAGTGATATCGACGATAGCGTGAACATTATAACTGACTTGTCCGAGGGTGATGAAATAATAATCAAAGACTATGATAATACCGCGGGTAGTTTTGTTCCTCCCACACCTACTAAATTGGGAATATACCCTAAATTTAAACCAGAAAAAATTATTGATAATACCTATCTAACTCCCACAGAAATAATTGTGGGACACGATGGAAGTAAAACTGTAGCTTATGGAGATTATAGAGATGATTTTTTATTAGAATTAGAAAAAAGAATTTATAACAATTGCAAAACTTCTTATGATCCAACATTATTAAGTGAAAACGAAGTTAAACCATCGGCATTTATTAATGGAGAATACACGTTAGCAGAAATTAACAATATTTTAAGTTATGATTTTTATTCATGGGCAGGCAGAAACGGAATAGATTATCAAAATAATAACAATTATGATGAATCAGATGCATTTACTTTTAATTACAGTAGCAATAAAGATGTATTAAATGAAGAATATCTACCAGGACACTGGAGAGGCATATACAATTATTTCTATGACACAGATCGACCTCACACTCATCCATGGGAAATGTTAGGCTATAGTGAAAAACCCACTTGGTGGGAAGATACCTATGGACCAGGACCGTATAGCTCGGGTAACGAGTTGTTATGGAACGATCTTGCAGCAGGTTTTGATCACGGAACAAACGAAACCATTGAAAGATATATAAGATCTGATCTTTTAAATTATTTGCCCGTAGATGAAAATGGAAATCTTTTATCACCAATAGAAATAGGATTAATTGATCAATATAATCAACAAGGCACTAATAAAACTTGGAAGTTTGGAGATCATTCACCTGCTGAAACAGCATGGAGAAGAAGTTCTCAATATCCCTTTTCTGTAATAAAATTATTAGCATTAACGAGACCAGCAAAGTTTTTTGGATTATTTTTAGATAATAGTAGATTATCTAATAATCTAGCTGGAAATGTTATAGATAAAGACACAGGAGTAGCTCAATCATTAAAAGAAGCAAAATATCATTTAGAAATAGTTACTGATTCTGCAACAGGAGCAGAGACACGTTATACAACAGCAGGGTTTCAACCATTTATAGTTAATCATCTTATAAAAAATAATTTAGATCCTGCAGTATTTTTCTATGACAAAATGAAAAATCTTAACGTACAATTAGCATACAAACTAGGAGGATTCACCGATAAACAAAATTTAAAAGTTTTAACAGATAGCGTAAGTCCAGGATCAACAGCAGGATCTCAATTTATACCTGATGAAAATTATAAAATTTTATTTAGATCTAGTAATCCTATTAAAACATTTGAATATTCCGGAGTATTAATAGAACTTAATAGTAGTACAAAGAACGATGGAAGTACATTAGAAGGAGGATACAAAGTAATTGGTTACAACACAATCAAACCATATTTTAAAATATTCGAGCCGTTCAAAAACAGTAGCAATTATGCAATTGAAGCGGGCAATGCGAGAGCTATAGTTTATAAAGATTGGAAAAAAATAGAAAAAATAATTACCTATGGTACTGTATTCAAAGACATACAATCGGTTATAGATTTTTTAATTGGATATGGAAAATATTTAGAATCTCAAGGATTTGTTTTTGACAGATTTAGTAATGAATTACAAGAAACAACAAATTGGGAAATGTCGGCAAAAGAATTCCTATACTGGACCAGACAAGGCTGGGCACCGGGTTCTGCAATTACACTGAGTCCAGCAGCAGAAGGATTTAGTTTAAAAACAGTAGACAGTGTTGTAGGAAGATTACAAAATTTACAAGGCGAATATACGGTGTTGGATTCTAGTGGAAAAACGATCGATAGCCAATTGATCAGTACCAAGAGAGTAGGAACAATATTTGAAATGGTTAGTAAAAATCTCGAGATTGGAATTTATAATGTTACTATGAACGCCATACAAAAAGAACACATTCTTTTGTTTGATAATATAACTGTGTTCTCTGATATCATATTTCAATTAGCTACAGGATTTAGACAACAAAGACTTAAATTAATTGGTTGGAAAACCGGAGACTGGAATGGAGATTATTATTCTCCTGGATTTATATTTGACGAAGCAAAAATTAACATATGGACAGCAAATACAGATTATCAAATTGGTAATACTGTAGAATATAATGCCAAATTCTACGTAGCAAAAGTTAATCATAATTCGGGAAATACATTTAATGCTGAATATTGGCAAAATAAAAATAATAAACCAGCAGCACAGTTAATACCTAATTTTGATTATAAAATTTCACAATTTAATGATTTTTATAATTTAGAGAGTAATAACTTTGACGAAGGACAACAAAAGTTAGCTCAACATTTAATAGGATATCAATCAAGAGATTATTTAGAAAACTTATTTGTAAACGATGTTTCCCAGTATAAATTTTATCAAGGTTTTATTAGAGAGAAAGGCACACAAAATGCAATAGACAAATTGCTGAAAGCCAAATTTTTAGATGAAAATATTAATTTAAGCATTTATCCAGACTGGATGATAAAAACAGGAGAGTTTGGTAATGTTGAAGGAAGAAATGCTGTGCAAATTAGAATGTCTAATGATACTTTTACAAACAACGTACAGAGTATAGAATTAATAGATAATCCCGTTGATGAAATAAGCTGGACGAAATCTGTTACTGTATTAAAAGAAGAGTTATATCAACGCCCGTTGGAATACACTGCAGCAGAAACTTTTTTAAAATATGATTACACAGAGGAAGGCGTTGACAGAGACACAGTTCAAAAATTTAAAACAGCAGGATATCCTAGATTGTCGGATGTGCAACACACAGCATTTAATGAAGAAGAACTGTTAAATCTTGATATAAATCAAGTAGAAAAAGACGAGCTTGTGTGGATAGCAAAAAAGACCAATCACGAGTGGGACGTGAGAAGATTAACGTTTACAGGATTAAAAATTATTTCAATATCAGCTATAAACAATGTTGGAAGGATATTAATTAATTTATCTAGAGTGCATTCTTTATCAACAGGAGATTATATTGCAATATCAAACAGTCAATTTAGTAATTTAAATGGTGTTTATAAAATATTTTCAACGCCTTCGAATACAAGTTTTATTATTTCTTTTACTCAAATCAATACAATAACACGTAGCGGAATATCTGTGGACGGCTCAACACAAGATAGCTATGGTAACGTTTATAATTTTATCAGTGTAAGATTAGATTCCATGGATAATGTCAATGATTTAATTTCTTATAATGATTATAGAGAAAAAGACGAACCAAACAAAATACCAGGAGATAAAGTATTTGCAGATAATTTAGGAAATAAATGGAAAATTTATGAAAAGACTAATCCTTATGAAAACACATTATTGCCATCGCCAGATTCTGATAATAATCAAGAATTTGGTTACAAAATTGTGAGTCGAAATGATGGAAAATTTTTAGCAATTTCGGCTCCAGGCATGGAACAAGGTACTATACATTTTTTCTATAGAGCAGAAAATTCTCCAGTAGTACCATTTAACATAGTGAGCAGTGCAACCATGACCGATAACAACGATAATACTTCTAGACTAGGTGAAAGTTTGGCCATCAGCACAGACGAAAATCTTATTGTTGCCGGAGCACCGTATGCTAATACTATATCACCCGATGGCAGCACCAGACACGAGAATGCGGGATTAATTAAAACCTATATCTGGAATAATGCTACCAAAAATTATGACTCATTAAACTCAATTATACCGCCATCAGATGACAGCTCTTTATTAATGAATTTAAATTTTGGATGGTCTGTTGCTGCGTCAGAACCAACATTAAACAGTACTAAAAATACTGCACCAAAATATCTCTTTGTTGGTGCTCCGGGATATAACAATAACAGTGGCATAGTCTATGTATATGCATGGGCAATAGGAGAAGATGGTAGTACATATGGAGGATGGACGCAGGATTCTTCAATACAAAGCAACGATTCAGGAACAGGTAAAAGATTTGGTCACAGGATTGCAGCAAATGACAACGGAGATATATTAGCAATCAGTTCAATAAGTACAGGAACAGCAGGAAAAGTAGAAATATTTACTAGTAATCATCAATATAATGATGGCAGCACCACATTAACATTTGTACATAGACAAACATTATATGGCACCAGCGTTGATGGCAGCTCACTTAACACTAATTTTGGAGAAAGTATTGCAATGAGCAAAGACGGAGAGACATTAATCATTTCTTCTCCTGGAGCAGATAATGTTGAACAAGACGATGCAGGAGCAGTATATTATTACAAATGGAACGCAGATGCATCTACAAACACTTATACTTTACAACAAACAATACTAGCACCCGAATCAGACACTAATATGAGATTTGGATCATCTATCAGCATCAATCAAGAGGCAAATAGGTTAGTAATAGGAGCAGAAAAATTTTCTAATAAAAGAATTATAAGATTTGATAATGGAGCAACCACATTCGATTTACAGGATACTCATATAGTAGACCTTAACATAGGATCAGGCGGAGTTTTTACTGCTACAAAATATAATACAAAATTTGTTATTGATCAAAAATTAGTGACCAGCAGAGTTAGCACCAACGATAATTTTGGAAAAGGTGTTTGTGTGATAGACACAACTGTGTTAGTAGGAGCTCCCGGAGATTCCATCCTACAAAACGACGGATCAACGGTTGGAATAGATAACGGAACAGTAACAGTATTTGATCTTAAAATTCCAAACAAATATGCTTGGCAAGAACAGGTAACTGAAGAGGAGTTAATTGATAAAGACAACATAGAATCAGCATTTATATTTGATACTGCTAAAAATCAAATAACCGATTACTTAGATTATTATGATCCAGTCAAAGGTAGAATTTTAGGAATAGCAGATAGAGAAATCAATTATAAAACAGAATGGGATCCAGCAGTATACAACATAGGAATCTCAGGAAAAACGATCAGCGCAAACACAGCATGGGGAGAAGAACATGTAGGAGAAGTTTGGTGGAACATGAGTCAAGTAAGATGGTTGTGGTATGAACAAAACGGACAAGAATATAAAACTAAAAATTGGGGTAAGTTATTCCCAGGATCAACAGTAGAAATTTATGAATGGATAGAATCTACATACTTGCCATCAGAGTGGCAGTTGAGAGCCGATACAGTTGACGGATTATCTAAGAGAATATCTGGAACACCTCTGCACCCAAATAACACTGTTCTCACAGTTAAACAAAAATACGATTCTAGAGCTAACGGATTCGTAAATTATTATTATTATTGGATTAAAAATTCTGTTTTCTTGCCACCAGAAAATAAAACTGTTACAATAAGAAAGAACACCACAGCATATATTGCAAATATTATAACAAACCCTCTAGCTAGCGGCATAAAGTATTTTACTATATCGGAAAAAAATTCAATTATAACATTTAATGTTAAGGATAGTTTGGTTAATGGAAATACGGTTTTAAATGTTACATATAGAAAAAACAAAAATGAATCAGATATACATGCTGTATGGAAAATTTTTAAAGAAGGAGACAAAGACGATCGTCCTAATGAAAGAACAGAGAAAAAGTGGTGGGATAGTTTAATTGGAAAAGACGATTTAGGAAACGAAGTACCAGACATAACATTGCCATTGAATCAAAGATATGGTAATAATATTAGACCAAGACAGAGCTGGTACGTGGATAGATTTGCTGCTCTAAAACAGATAATAGATTATAGCAATATTATATTGAAAAAAAATCAATTGGCCAATAATATCAATTATATAAATTTAAATTCAGCAGACCCAGAACCCACACAATCATCTGGAGAATGGGATATTATCGTGGACACGTATTCAGATCTAACTTATGTCAATACTAGAGATATTAGTGGAACACTTAATGCACTTGTAAGAGCAGACGAAGAGAATAGTAATGGTTATTGGGCAATATATAACTGGTCAGGCACAGAATGGAATAGGTTTAAAGTACAAACTTACAAAACAAACAATTATTATAGCTTAATTGATTGGTATGTTGACGGAGTAGACTCAAATGTATTAATTGATAAGCAGTTAACTTATCAATATGAGCTAGATACCTTAACGGACATAGAATTAGAAAAATATGTTAAAGTTTTAACGGCCGACACAGGAGGTTGGAAAATATTTCAAAAAACCTCAGATGGATTTAAAAATGTAGCTACACAAAATGGTACTATACAATTATCCACAGCAATCTATAATTATGAAATTAATAATTCTGGATTTGAGGGAGGCAATACTTTTGACAATGGTTTCTTTGATCAGCAACCTTCTATAGAGACTAAAAAAATATTAACAGCATTGAGAGATGATATTTTTGTAGGAGATTTAAAAATAGAATACAACAACATATTCTTTATTGGATTGAGAAGAGTTCTTGAAGAACAGCTATATGTTGATTGGTTATTTAAAACATCATTTATAAATGTAACCAACAGTTTAAGACCTTTAGATCAACGAAAAACATACAAAGTTGGCACAGATGATTATGTAGAAAGTTATATTAATGAGGTTAAACCTTTCCATACTAAAATAAGAGAATACAAATTAGGTTACACAGGACTAGATAACGAGGACGGGATTTATACAGACTTTGATTTGCCAGCATTTTATGATGGAACAAAAATTAGAAATGTGAACACAACAACAGACATAGCTGTAATGTCCACATATCCATATCGTTTCTGGAAAGACAACTACAAAAAATATGTGTCTAGCATCACTGTTACCAATGGAGGTAGTGGTTATATAACAGAACCCACGGTTAAATTGGTTGGGGGAACAACAACAACAGTAGGACCTTTTGCAGCATTGGGTAGAAGTAATAGAGGAACAACATCTGGACAATCAGGATATTTTTATCCATTATACACTGCAGCTGCCGATGCTGAATTAGCAGACAGTCAAGCCGGAGGATCTGGCATTAGTGAATTATTCACATTTGATGAGTATGAAGATGTAGAATTTTATATGCCATTAACAGGACAAAACACATCAATATCTGATAGACCCGCAGATTACACTATCTATACATTGTCAGACACTACACAAGCCACGGCTAAAGCTATTATTAAAAATGGATCTGTGAGTAAAATTATAGTCTTAACATCTGGATCTAATTACACAGCAACACCCAGAGTCGTACTAATCGGAGGAGGCACCAATAGAATCACACCAACGGATACTGCCAGAGCCTATGCTAATTTGCAAAATGACCTGGTTAGAGATATATCAACAACAATTAAATTTGATAGAGTTAAAAGTACTGCAACCGTGTTAGAATGGACAGCCAATACAACATATGCTTATAATGATTTAATTAGACACGATACCCAATTCTATAAAGTTTTGGTAGGATTTACCAGCACAGAAAATTTTGATGATGGATTAGATAATCTACAAAAACTAAGAGGAGATGAACCATATATCACAGCAGCAGAACGAACATTAGGATTATATGCTCCCGAAGCAGGGATGCCAGGCAACGAACTCTCTCAACTAATGACCGGGGTAGATTATGGTGGAGTAATGGTGACGGGACTAGCATTCAATAGTAGCCAAGGATGGGATCGATCATTATGGTATGAATCTCCGTGGGATAATTATGGTCTAAGCAGAGTCAAAACATTTTATGGAGACGGAAGCAGTGTTAATTTTACTTTTTCAACAGCTCCTTTAGCAACAGATGTTTATACAGTTTATGTAAATGGTATAAGACAAATATCTTTAGTTTTTAGAGGAGATGGATCTACCAAAACATTCACAGTTGTACCAGAGGATAGTTCGGTAGTGGGTAATGGTGATAAGATAGAATTTATACCATTTGATGATGACGGGGTGCTGACTCCCACAGATGATCGTACACTCGATACATTAATTAGTGGAGGTCTTTTTGGATCAGCAGTGGGGATATCGCCAAATGATATCATACTAGAAGGAGATGGGTTCGTAACACCAGAAACCAGCTACGCTCCAGAAGAGAATGTGCCAGGATCCATGTTTGACACCGTGGATATCAAAGTTTACACCTCTCCAGAATCCGGAGTGCCATTTATTATAAACAAAAATTATATTGGAGATGGTAATACAAGAGTTTTCAGTATTGGTCAAACACCAGGTACACAAGCATCTGTTATAGTCACGCAAGATGGAGTTACATTACAATCGGAAGATGTAGGAGACAGTTCAAATGCTACACACATTGTAGATATAAAAAATCAAACAATAACATTTTTTGCACATGTTGTGCCACCAGTAGGAAGCAAAATATCTATTAAAAGTTTTTCAATATCAGGCAGCAACTACATGGTCCTGGACACATTCACAGGGGATGGATCTACAGCATCATTCACAACATCAGCAAGAGAATCATTCCAGTTAGACAGTGCAGCAAGTCAGTTATATGTCACGGTAGATGGCGTGCCAGCAACTTATGGGTTTAATTCAAATTCATATCCTAATTCATATGTGTTTGCCTACAATTATAATGTTAATGGCAAATTAATTACTGTTAATTTTTTAAGTCCCGATGGTTCGTCATATCAATCAGTGCCTAATGGAAAATCCATTCAGATAGCAGCATTCAATCAAGCCAGTGTCAGTGGTAGAGCCTACGCAGAAATTAGATCCCAACAGATCAGTTATGATGGCAGCACCAACAGATACACCCTAACATATCCTCCAGGAGCGATAGGCCCATTCTCTGGATTAACTCTATTAGAATTAAATGGCAAAATATTAAGAGGACCGGACAACACTTACTATGCTGGCGATGGCAGCACCACAAGTTATAATTTAGGCACAGACCCTGCCAACACCGTAACCACAGCCGACCAAGTCGAAGTGTATGTGAATGGTTCTAAAAAATATCTGTTCACAGATTACACAGTGAACACCGGCACACAAAAAGTAGAGTTTGCGTCAGCACCAAGTGCTTTAGATGTCATTGCCGTATCGGTGTTATTGGATAATCACTATTATAACGAAGGATTGGATGTGATATTGAGACCAACACAGATCACAGCAGATGGTATGTCTCTATCAGCCGCAGATACTCTTACTGCAATCACATTTAACAATGCTGAAGGAATGAATCAAAGAAGAGAAGTGTTTGCTGGTGTAACATCTGGAGAATTCTATTTACAGAACACACCACTTAACAGTGATTATGTGTTTGTATGGCTAAATGGAGATTCTTTAACAGCAGGATACAATTTCCTTTTAAACGGAAACAAAATAACCATAGGTGGTTTAACATTATCACCCACAGATAAAATAGACATAATGTATTTTGCTGTGGAGAGTGCCACCAACGCCACAGGATTCCGCATATTCAAAGATATGTTGAACAGAACCTTCTTTAAAAGAATCAGTGCTGACAATACCACAACATTGGCCGCAGCACTGGCAGAAGATGCTACCTCGATCACAGTGGCAGATGGCAGTGTATTAGCATCTCCTCCGGGAGGTTCGGTGCCAGGAGTTATATTCATAGACAAAGAAAGAATTGAATATTTTATTAAATCAGGTGATACTCTGTCTCAATTGAGAAGAGGCACATTAGGAACAGGTATAAGAACACATGCGGCAGGAACTCAAATAGTGGACGCTTCAGGTTCTCAAACTGTGCCCTACGCAGAAACAATTTACACAAAAACATCCATGGGAGATGGTAGCACCAATATGTTCCCTACCACAATTGCAGCAGCAACACCACATGAATTAGATGTGTTTGTGGGAGGCCGAAGATTGCCGTACATGAGCGAAGATGGCAGCACAACAAATTACACAGTAGATGGAAGCACCTCGGGCGTGGTTCTTTCTAACATTCCTGAAACAGATGTGCAGGTGAAAATTGTGCAAAAACGTGGTAGAGTGTGGTATACAGCAGGATCTGGTACTGCAGCCAACGGTAAAGGACTGCAAAAATCAACAACTAACCAAGCTAAATTCATAGCAGGAGAACCAACAAATGCACCCGAATAAATACAACGCAATGACAGAACCAACAAATAACGAAAACATGAAAAAAGAAGAAAAGAAGCCCCAGGACAATAGCGGTATCAAAGTTGAGGGTCATATCAAGATATGGGATCCTGCCACAGGAGAAGTTATTGTGGACAAAAGAAATGCAATACATTATGAGAACATGAGTATAGCACTTGCCAACAGTCTTGCAAACAAAAGCACAGGATTTATACATGAGATGGCATTCGGCAATGGAGGAACATCTGTAGACCCCACAGGAATTATAACCTACCTAACACCAAATACCACAGGAACAAATGCTACATTATATAATAAAACTTATTATAAAGTAGTAGATGACAACTCAGCATCTAACAAAGACACCACTAGAAACAAAATGGAAGTTAGACACACAGCTGGTAACAAATACACAGACATTGTAGTTACTTGCACATTAGACTACGGTGAACCCACAGGACAAGAGGCCTTTGATAACACAACTAATTTTAATGATGATTATGTATTTGATGAATTAGGTTTAGTATCATGGGAAGGTACAGAAGATGGCGACAGCAATAAATTGATAACACATGTAATATTCCATCCTGTGCAAAAAAGTTTAAACAGATTAATACAAATTGATTATACATTAAGGATACAATCATTAACAACATTTACGGAATAATATAAATGCCATACACTGTTAATAAAACTAATCCCGCAGCATCTCCCAATCAATACATTGTACAAGATTCCATTCTTAACACACAAACCGATGTGTCGTTTGTAGGAAAAGGTTATGCAGGATATGGAGAAGTCATAGCAGAAAATTTTTTAAATCTATTAGAAAATTTTTCTAATACCACAGCTCCTACAAAACCCATTAAAGGACAGCTTTGGTATGATGAATCAAGTAATAGATTAAAAGTTTACACAGGAACATCATTTCAGCCATCGAGCGGAGTTAGCTATACCAGTGTAACACCAGGTGGTTTAATTGCTGGAGATTTATGGATTGATTCCAACACTCAACAATTATATTTTAATAATGGTGCTAACAACGTATTAGTAGGTCCTCCAGCAACATCGGAAGATGGAGCCCAAAATGGTTTTATTTTTGAAACCATAGCAGACGCCACCGATGTCAATCAAAACATAACTTCGTGGTATAATGATGGAAGTAGAATAGCAATAATCAGTGAAGATTCATTTACTCCTAAAATAGGTATAATAGGATTTACAAATATTACAAAAGGTATAACTCTTTCAACAGCCATAGCTGGTTTAAAATTTGCCGGAACAGCGACAGACGCAGATAAATTAGGAGGAATTTCAGCTACTGATTTTTTAAAAGCAGACATAGACGAAACCACCACAGGAACATTTAGTGTAGTCAATGATTCAGGTATAACAGTAGGAATTGATAGTGATTTAAAATTGCAAGTAGATGGATCTGGAGCAGTAATACAGAATTTTGTCACAGACGGAGATATAACTTTTAAAGTTAACGACGGTGGTATTCCAGGAGTGAGTGTTATAACTATTGATGGATCAACTTCTAGAGTAGGTATAGGCACAATCAATCCAACCACAAAATTAGACGTTGCTGGAACAGTAAACGCCACAGCATTAACAGCCACAGAAATTACAGGAGTATTACATTCTTCAGCAATCAACGTATTAACCAATGGATATATCAGTTTTGAAGGATCATCAAATGATGATTACGAAACTGTTTTGTCAGTTGATAATCCCACAGCAGATAGAACAATAACTTTACCAAATAGATCAGGTACAGTAATAACCACGGGAGATACAGGCACAGTTACATCATCGATGTTGGCTTCAACAGTGACTTTACAAATATTAAATTCTAGCGGTACTGTTTTAAAAACAATCTACGGTGCAGGCGTCTAATACACAATGAAAATCATTGTTTTAATTGACATTGTTTCCAAACACATTTATAATATAACAAAAGTATAAAATATGGCAGTTCGTAAACCACTATATTATGACAGCGGAAATCTTAGAGAGATGTCTGACGCACAGATCGCACAGATCAAAGCCAGAATGTTTTGGTTATATGTGCAAAATCCATCGGTAGAACTATCAGTGGTATCGTCTGGCGGCAGTCTAGGAGCAATCAACGATACAAGACTACAAGCTGGAGCAGCAAATATCAGTGTGTCGGCAACTCCTACGGAGACCGAAACAGAGGAACCATCGATTGTCACAGTATCTAATTCTAAAATTAATCAAACAGTTGCCTCAGATATTGAACCAGGCACTGTAAATTTTATCACATTTCCTGTTTATTACACAGCAGATGGCAATGTAAAATCAATGACATTACAAGACATGTATGATACATTCGCATATGATGTTTTTAATGGTGGATGGATAACATCTGATGGATCAACAGTATTCTCAGAATCATTAATAGGTGGAGGAGTTGTTTACACAGTCTCTAGTTCAAGTAGTATAACAGATTACACTGTGGTGCCAGGGCCAGATGGTAGCACCATAGTTCCAATATATTCGGACACCAGAGCAGACCCAACACAATATTCTGCTGGAGGTATAACAGAAACACAAGATCAACCAATAACTATACAAAATTATTATTTGCACAAAAGAGATTCTATTTCTACAGCATACACGGTACCAGTTAGACTTACTGCATTAACTAATATAGAAACACCCACAACTACAGTAATGGATACTGTGCTTTCTTCGGTGGTACGATATCTAGCACAAAATGAGACTAGTTACAAAATAAGATATGCATGGGGTATAAATGGCAGCGGCACAGGCAATGTTTGCGGTTCTGCAATGACCGATAGTCGATTAGACGGAACAGGAAATTATCAAACTCTTTTTGTGGGAGCAGATGATTACAGGGCACAAGAGTTTCCGGATGGATCAGCACAAGTGATCAATGTTTACACATTAAAAGTAAGAGCAGAATAATGATATTAAAAAATGGAAAATTTATCAACGCTGTCTTCGCTAGTAGTAAGAAAGATTTAATACTAGCTATTTGGTATGATGAATTGTCTAAACAACATCATGAAATTGCTATAACAACAGATCTACATAATAAAATGTATGTAAAACTTTTAGAAACTTTTACTACAGATGAGATTTCTACAATGACTGATCAAAAACGCAAACATGCAGCAAAAAGTTGGGAATTAATAGTTAAAGATGTTGCTGAAAAATATGGTTTGATATACGACCCCACAGCAACCAATCCTCAAGACAAACTCGTTATTGATCATTTATTCAATCCTCCAGAAGGAGAAGCAGGCATGGAGTTGTTATTCAATACTAAACTAAAAATATTTGATCTATCAGCAGTAACTCAATCCACTAACACAGAGTTAAAGAAAAAACTCAGAGAAGCAAAAACTCCTTTAGAATCTCTGTATATTGCTGGAAAATTTCTATACGAATAGATTATATTTTGCCCAATCATGCGGATGATTATCCATGTGGGTAAAATGAATAAATTTAATTTCAGGATAAAATTCATTTCCCAAGAACATATAAGGATTACCAGTAACTTCTTGATAACGACGATTTAACATTGTTAAAGTGTGTCGAGCAAACGGTCTTTCTCGAGCTTCCATCCTACAAAACCATGCTTTGGGCAGTGTTATGAGTTTTAATTGTTCTCTCACAGAATCTTCTATAAAATGCTGTTCTCCATTAACAGGACCAGATGTGTAGCCTTCTTCAATGTATTTTTTTTGCCAATGCTCGGGTTGGCTCATAAACTTTTCATATATGTAATGACAATCACGAGGATAGTATTTGTAGAATCCACCATTAATGGTGAATCTTTCTTTTTCTTCACCTTTAAGATCTCTCCACCAACCAGGTGCTGCTAGAAATTCTCCAGGTTGTAGGGGATATTCAAATATTTTTTTATAATCGTTAATTAATAATATATCTATATCTATAACACAAACAGGTTCATCTTGCTCCAGTGTCATGCCATGCATTTTATTCCATTGCAGTTTAATATTATCTGCCATGGCTTCTCTAATCCAATGAAACTCATACTCGGGCAACTTAGATTCTAAATACTTCTCATATTCAGGACCATATCTATCACCTATTCTAACAGCTATTATCTTCATTTAATTTTTCTTATTGCTACTTGATTACTTCTAGGTAATTCTAGAACTTCTATTCTGTGCCAGTTTGTATTAATAAAAGCATCCACAGCCGGTCTAGGAGTTAGTGTGATATCGTCGCTGATCTCATTTGTAACGTAATTTTTAAATTTCCATCCAGCAGCATCATCAATCAATATAATACCGTTGGCATTCAATAGATTAAATGATAATACCAAATCTTCCAGCACAGCAGATGCCATATGATGTCCATCGATGTAAATAAAATCAAATTTTTCTTTTTTAGAAAGTAAATCTACCAACACATTAAGAGACGTATCTTTATAAAAATGTATACTATTTTTATCTTTGCATAATGATAAATTTTCACGCCAATTCTTTTCTATTTGTTCAAAATAAGTTTCATCGATACCATATACACCAGCATCAAATGGGTCTATGGTGTGTATTTCTATATCTTTATAGTTGTCAGCTAACCATAAAGAATACCGTCCTTCAAACGTGCCTATTTCCAATACTCTTTTAGGTGCTGCATATTTTTTAAACAGATGAATGCTGTTTTCTTTAGCTGGACCGGTCCAATCTCGATTAAACATATATTGTTTAAATCTTTCTTTATATTCAGCCATGGTCATTTTAGGTTGTTTAAAATGTTTAATGTCTCCTCTATAATAAATGTATCTCCAACTGTAGGCGTCTTCTGGATTTTTTCCTACTAGATATAAATTGTTATCATCATTAACCCAGCCTGGTTGTTTTGGAAACAATGGTTTGTTTATGGTTTCTCCTGGATTCCTAGATATAAAATAAAAATCGTATTTTTTTAAACCTTCTACGTCACTGTCTATTAATATATTACACGTGGTTAGATACATTTTTTTAAAAAAAGATATAGGTGTTTTTTTAGTAAACTTAGGATGAGCAAAAATTTTAGTGCAACATCTCAGTATGTTCGAGGGATATTTGCCACCATTCACAGCAGTAGCGGAGTATGCTGGTTCCTCATCAATGAGAGCACACATAAAATATTCATCGCTGCTGTCTTTTATTGCTTTTTTAGCATCTAAATTCTTTGCTAACGTTTGTAGATATTCAAACTCTGGAAATGTTTTATCTGAGATTAAAAATCTTACACCATCTCGTTCTAATTCAAAATACATTATTCTATCCAATAATCTTTAACCCAAGAATCGATTTCTTGTTGTTTACTACCATGATTAAGTATACAAACTTCATAATCATTTCTTAATTTTTCCGGTGTAGTATCTTTTTTAAATCTGACTCCTTGCCAGTAAGAATAAGCAATAGATGTGGGTAATAAATCAACCTGTACAGGCTCATTAAAAAGATATCTATCTATGCCTTGATATTTGAACAATATTACTTCTTTGTTCTTTTGGAAATAATTATAAACTTCGTGTCCTTGTGTGCCTTCCCATTTCATTATGGAAGAATTGTACAGTGTTGGAAATCGTTCAGTGGCCCTGGGTGAAACATATCCTTCCTTCCATTGAGAGTATAGAACAGAGAGAGTTCTTGTTTTTATTGAGAATAAACGTTCTAAAGGATTGAGTATTACTAGATCAAGATCAAATAATATATTCTCTCCTGTGTCGAATAATTTTAAAAGATCTAACTTTAACCACCAATGTGTAAGATCAGTTTCAATTTTTACTATATTAATTTCTTTTTTAATGTCTTTGGGATTATCAGTATAACAATAGAAATTAATAGACTTTCCACAACAATTCTTTAATAACATGGAATACAATTTATTAACGTATTCAGCAGAATACTTGTCTCCCCATTTAACACACAATATGTTCATGACTTTATTATAACAGTTTGGTTTAAGAATTAAAAGAATATTTTGTGGAATCTTTTACTCCTGATTTTGAAAAAGCATACTTTCTTTGCACGCAATTTTTACATTTACCACAATGTATATCATTCTCGTTGGCATCACACGAGGTGGTTTCTTTTAATTCGTTTTTTGTATCTATTTTGTTATACAATTCCATTATTTCATGAAATTCTAAATTACGTAAAGGTCTTACATTACCAAGATAATCATTTTTTATAAATTCAAAACTTTCAGCATCACTAGTGAAATAAATTGGACAACCTAAGTTTTCTACGTAATAACTTAATTCTTTATATTTTTTTGAATTATTTTTTAAATATTCTGGCAATTGTCCTTTTGTAACAAGTCCTTGCTCCCAACCAGCATCGGTTAACATATTAATAGACTCTTCGTGTATATTACTATGTCCAGAAAAAACGTATTTCAATGTATTAAACTTAGAAAGTAATTTTTTGATAGCATAAGAAGCAGTCGGTTCATGACGACTGAACATTTTATTATTAATATCCAACGTATGTTTTCCTTCTATTCTTTTTATACCATTTTCAAAATTTCTTTTAGTACAAGCTAATTTTTTCTTATTATTTTTAAAATTAGAAAACTGTTCCATGGTAATCAATAAGAATACTATGTTATCTATGCCATATATTTCTTTAGCAATTCTAGCAACCAATGATGATTTTATTCCTCCTGTATAAAGTATACCAACTTTATCTCCAGGATTAATTGCAGGAAATTCTGCAAGTTCAAATAATTTTTTATTTTTTCCTAAAGTATAAGAACTATCCATTATTAACTTCTCCTTCTGTGTAATGCCACAGTGTTTTTTGTGGTATCTTTATTCCTCTTGATTCAATTACGTGAACCTGTGATCCTGTGCATCTTTGATGACATATAGATCCTAGGTCTTCGTACATTGTTTTTAACCAATCATTGAACACTTCGTCATTTAATATTTCAAAAATACCTCTATGATGCAATGATATAGTGTATTTATCTTTGTGTATTTTCCAGTTATTTGATTTATAAAATTTTGATGCAGTCCAACAACAAGGGAACAATCTACCCCACGAATCCACATAAATCTCTTTTCTGTGTTTATGAAGACAGATCAGCGGTCCGCGATGTTGCATGTGCTCTATGTTAAATCTATCTGCTGTGGGAGGATAGATTGATTTCTTTGTATTGTTCTCGTCTTGATACAGGAAAGGTTTTTTAAAATCTTTAAATCGAGCAGATATTTTTAAAACAAAATCAGAGAAGCCCATCTCTTTGGCAATTTGTTCAGCTTCTTCCACCTGATGTTCATTGTGGAAGAAAGGTATAAAGAACCATTTAGCATTGGCACCTGTCTTTATAAATGCTCGAGCATTGTCCATTAGTTTATTCCATTTTACTCCGATACGATATAGATGATTAGTATCTTCCAATCCATCGATATGAAATTCCACAAAAGAATTAGGAGTCTTCCTATAAATTTCTCCCAGCTCTTGCCAAAATTCTGTGCTCCTTATACCCCCATTGGTGCTGAGTGTTATCAATATATCAGGATTTGATTCTAGTACATATTCATGTATTTTTATGAGATCTTTAGCCACAGCAGGATCCCCAAAATTGCCACAAAATTTAATTTTTTTTAGTTGAGAAATAAAGTCAGATGTGAAGAATTTTTTAAAATTTTCAAAGGAGATCTCTGATTGATTATCCAGTATAATAGGGTTGTTGGTTCTAGAACACATAGGACATTTAGCGTTGCAACGACTGGTTAATTCTATGTGTACAGAGTCTATTTTATCCATAGTAATATTATACATTTATATATGGGCAACAGCAAGTGATTGCTGGACTAATATAGTCATATAAACTAAAAGACAGTGTTTGTATAAATATAGAGTATGCCATATGTAGTTCAAAAAACAGACGGAACATCGATAGTAACTATTGCAGATAATGCTTTAGATAACACCACAACGCTGACGCTTTTTGGTAAAGGATATTCAGGATATGGAGAAATTTTAATAGAAGATTTAATTAAATTATTAGAAAATTCAGCATCAAGTGCCCAGCCAACAGCACCATTAAGAGGGGAAATTTGGTTTGATACATCAACTAATCAATTAAAAGTATATGATGGCACATCATTTAAACCCACAGGTGGAGCCAAAGCACAAGCTACACAACCTACATCTCCTTCCGCGGGAGATCTATGGGCAGATACCGACGATGACCAATTATATCTATATACTGGATCAGGATGGCAATTAGTAGGACCGGTTTATTCTAAAGGACAAACAACATCAGGTTTCAAAATAGAAACCATTAATGATAATTCAGCAATTAGTAGAGTGGTTGCTTCCATGTATTCCGGCAACACAAGAGTTGCAATATTAAGTGCAAATGGATTTACACCAGGAGCACCGATAACAGGATTTGCCACAATTTATGCAGGAATAACTTTAAATTCTACCTTGGGTGCTCAATTCGTTGGAACCACAACAGCAGCCACTCAATTAGACACATCTTCAAGTTATAATAATTCAGGAGATCTAATCGCTGGTAAAAATTTCATGAGAAAAGATGTTGCACAAACTACACAAGGTGCAATAACAATAGCAACTGATAACGGATTAATATTAGGTACAGGATCAGATTTAAGATTATCAGTGTCAGGCATTGATGCAACCATAGCTAATGTTAGCGAAGATGGAGATTTATCTGTGTCGATAAATGATGGGGGAGTTCCAACAAATGCTATTAAAATTGATGCATCTAATTCTTATTTAGGAATATGGACAGATTCTCCAACAGCTCCTTTAGAAATTACTGGCAATGTAAAAATTACAGGAAATTTAAGTGTGTCTGGAGAATATGCCAACACCACAAGTAATATTAATGTTATAGATGACAACTGGTTAAAATTAAACACAGGCAATTCACAAGCAGATGCTGGTATCATAGCAGAAACAGATTCGTTGACCGATGATGCTAGATTATTTTGGTCAGTTTCTAATAGTTACTGGTCAGCTGGCAGCAATGCTTCTTATTCTCAAATAATTAGATTAGCTGATGCTGTCACAGACGGCGATGCAAATAAAGAAAAAGTTTTAAAAACCACAGTTGCAGGAAATGTTAAAGTTACAAGTTTAACTCTAGGTTCTGTAGGTTCAAATATTTCTACGTCAGACACATCAAATTTAAATGTTCCTACCACAGGACAAGTAGCGGAATCTATCAAGAGATGGGGAGGTAGTTATATTACACCTGATGCTGGTTCTACAGGTAACACTGTTGCTGGCAATAGATATGTTGAGACCGTGGCCCCAACTAATGGTCAAGGCGTAGACGGGGATCTTTGGTTCGTTAGGGAGGCATAATCATCATGCCAACTATTACTAAAACATTCACATACACAGGCACAACTCAGCAGGTCACAATTCCAGCTGGAGCATCTTCAGTAACTTTCTATATATGGGGTGGTGGTGGTGGAGGCGGAACAGGTGACCGAGCAGGCTCGGGTAGATCTGGAGCAGCAGGACATCATGTTTCAGGAGTGATTGACCTTACATCTCATGTGGGATCAACTTTAACATTAGGGGTTGGCGGAGGAGCTGGCGGAAAAAGCAATGGTAGAGGATTGACAGGATATTCAGGTGGTGTAGGTGGAAATTCAGGACCTTCAGGATCGTCAGGATCAGGTGGGGGAGGTGGAGCAGCAACAGTAATAAGAATTGGAGCCACAGATATGGCCATAGCCGGAGGCGGAGGCGGCGGCGGAGGAGACGGATTAAACAGTGTAGGAACAGATGGAATTAACAGTAATGATCCCACATTAGCCGTACCAGGCACACTGGGAGAAAACGGAGCTGACCACTCGGGAGATGGAGCAGGAGCAGGAGCAGGTGGCGGTGGAGCAGATGGAGGAAGAAGCGGCAATGGACCAGGTGGAGATGATGGAGCCACTGGAGGATATGCAGGCTCAAATTTAGTACCAGGCGGTGGATCACAGAACAACGGTTCGGGCACAACACCATACACAGGTTCGGGCTATTATCAATCAGATATAGCAATAGGCGGAACATCAGGTTCTGCAGGCGGTAATGGTCTCGCAATATTAATATTTAACATCAGTGTGGAATCAAAAGTTAAGGTTAGCAATGCTTGGAAGACTATCTCAGCAATGAAATTTAAAAAAAATGGCGTGTGGAAAGATATCACAGGAGCCTATATCAAAATAAACGGAGTATGGAAAGCAATATTTAATTCAGGAATAAATTTTGCAAGCACTGTTGCAGGTTTTGGAGATAGTACAGGCAATCCATCATCAGGAACACCAGGATCAGGAGGCACAGGTGGAGGTGGTGGCGGTGGATGTTCTATTATCTGTACTAAACTTCATGAACTGGGCTATCTATCAGATGAGATCTATCAGGCAGACGAGATGTTTGGACACTGGTTGAGACACACAGATCCCAATGCCTATTATGGATACCTCAAATGGGCACGAGTGGTTGTGGATTGGATGAGCAACGAAGGTCCACAATGTATGTTCTGGATACAAAATAGAATTGAAAGAAATGCTCGTCAAAAAACTATGGCAGTAAGATGGGCAAGAAGAATTGCCACTCCATGGGCACAGCACATGGCTTATAAAATGGGAGTGCTAAAAGAAGACAATCGAGCAGGCAGATATATAATGAATATAGGAATCGCAGTGAGTAGAATTATAGGAAAATTTGTTAAACACACCAACCAGCCTACTAAAAATGTAGCCATAGGTTACGCCATGTGGGCAATGTTTGGATTATTATACATGATAGCAGGAGTGAAATAATGGGAATATCAGTTGAACAATATCTACATGATAGACAGGCCTGTGCCCAATGTAAGGAGCATGGAGATGAAGAGCATTGTGTGTCTACTCTATTAAGTCGTGAAGACAATTGTATATTTTATAATTCAATTCTAGCATATCATCTACCCACTAGAACAAAGACAACGCCATTTACACCAGATGAGGACAATGCAGCAGCACAGGCTGACTTTGCTCTATTACAAGCATTCAGAGAATATATCAATGAAGATAAAATGGTAGAATATTATGTAAGAGCAGAAAAAATAGTAACACAGATCAGAGGCATACATCAAAATGATAGAAGCATATGGAAAGGCTACTACGAGAGATATGTTAAAGATATTTTAGATGCTTTAACAAATAATAATAAAAGCACTGCAGTGGTAAAAACTGTGGAAATGTTAGAAGCATTAGAATACACCAATGGCAGAGTCATATGCACTTGGTTAAGGAATAATAGTTTATTTTCTGCGGAAGATCTTGCAATTGATACTCAATTCAGTGTACAATATTTGAGTGATAACACCAAAATAGGTTATTGGTTATGGGCTTGTCCACTAGTGGAGCATATGGAAAGAAATTATAGAAATAATACTAATTCTTTTTTTATAAAAACAATCAGAATCATTGCTCAGGCTAGAGCCAACGAGATTGCATATCAAACAGGAGCAAGAACTAACAGTGATCTTTTAGGCAAATTAGTTAGAATAGTAGGAGAGAGTGCTTGTTTTGTATTGGGATCTATCGCTAGACCCTTTATAGAAGAAAAATTTAAACATTGGCTGGCTATTTACAGTCCAAAAATAAGATAATTAATAAGGAGATATAAAAATGGCAATAACAAAACAACAGGTGGCAGACTACATTAATGCTAATTATCAAATTGCATTATCAGAACAAGACTTGGTTAAAATTGATCAAGCATTGACTCCTGAGTTAGCAGCAATATTGATTAAATTATTAGGAGATGTTAGCTTTTTAGTACACGTTAGAGACAACGAAAGCAACTAATAACGAATGTCGTACACCATTAATAAAACAGATGGAACAAGATTAATAACCTTGAAAGATGGTACTGTAGATATTGCTTCTACAGATTTAGCTCTTTTTGGAAAAGGTTATGCAGGGTTCGGTGAACGATTAAATGAGAACTTTGTTAAAATATTAGAAAATTTTGCTAAAAATACAGCACCTGTTAATAAGATCAAAGGACAGTTATGGTACGACACTGTAGCAAATCAAATCAAAGTATGGAATGGTAGTAAATTTAAACCAGTGGGTAGTAGCACTACAGGAACTACACAACCAACTAATTCAAACACTGGAGACATGTGGTTTGATACAAACAATTCTCAATTGTATGTTTATAATGGAATAACATGGACATTAATTGGTCCAACCTCAGTTGCAGGATCAGGGGTAACACAAGTGTCATCAGAATCTATAAGAGACAATGTAGGCGTAAACAAATCTATATTGCGAATGATAACCAATGATGCCACTGTTGCTATTGTTAGTGCAGATCAATTTGTACCACAAACACCTGTTACGGGATTCTCTACAATATACAAAGGCATAACTTTATCTACAACAGTAAGCGGTAACAAATTTGTCGGTACTGCCACAGATGCAGACAAATTAAATGGTGTGGCTGCAGCAAATTATCTTAGATCAGATGAAAATGATGCAACAACAGGTGCTTTTTGGATATTAAATGATGCTGGATTAAATGTAGGATCGGGTTCAGATCTTACTCTATCAGTGGTAGGAGATAATATAGAAATAAGAAGTAACGCAGTTAATGGAGATATGGAATTCTATGTTAATGATGGGGGACTAGATACTAGAGCAATGTATATTGATGGAGGAACAGGCACAGTTATTATAAACAAATTACAAGTGACCGGATCTTCTACAGTGGTTAGCACAGGAACATTACTAGTTGAAGACAATATAATAGAATTAAACACAGGAATAACTTCTTCAGTTTCCATGCCAAATTTTACAGGATTAAAAGTCAACAGAGGGTCAACAAGCTCACCCACAGAACAGGATCTATTTTGGGTGTGGGATGAAACTTTTGCAGATGATCTAACCACAACTTATGGCAATGCTGGAGGTGCTTGGACGGCGTTCAAGTCAGGCGGTGGCGACAATCCGTTATCAGCTCCCACATTAGTAGATATCAGAGCTAACATAATTCATGCCACATCCACATCAGCACAATACGCAGATTTAGCAGAGAGATATGCAGGTGATCAGCACATGGAAGCGGGCGATGTGGTAATACTAGGAGGACCAAAAGAAATAACCAAGAGCACAGTGGATCTAGATCATAGAGTATTTGGAGTAATTTCAGAAAAACCAGCTTTTTTAATGAACAGCGAAGCTGGAAATAATGACAGTCATCCCATGGTAGCTCTCAAAGGTCGTGCCAACGTCAAAGTAAAAGGCACAGGCAGTGCAGGAGATCGCATAGTAGCAAGCGATGAAACGGGAATTGCTAGGGTAGCGACTCTAGCGGAATGCACAGCATTCAATGTGTTAGGTCGTTTACTAAGCGATAAATACTCTATAGAAACGGAATTATGCGAGTGCGTAATAGGAGTTAAATAAAATATGGCTTATTCAGCAGGTGATAAGATATTAATAGATCAGTACAATCAATTTCTAAATGGCACATCCTCAGGAAACTATGGAATCAACCATATAATCGGCACGGGCACAGGCAATCTAGGTATGGGACAAACCACACTTGGCACGGCTGTGAACACTGGCGAAATAATCACAGCAGCTCAGTGGAATTCTCTGTTCTCGGCAATGGATAACCTTGCCAATCATGCCAATGTGGCTCTAGCCGTTAGCACCAGACAAAGGACTGCTGGAGAAATAATTGCGGTGGTAGCTTCATTGAACTCAGATCTTCAAACGTTGGCATCATCTGTGCAGGGAGGTTGCGTCAACGCCACAGCATTGACTACAGGTTCTCCTACTAATTCTCTCACCACAGGTGTTTGGGATACCAGTCATATCGCAGAATACTCCTATACCTTCACAGGTGGAGATCAGGCTCGATGGTTCTTTAATGCAGGAGGAAAATTAAGGATCAGTTTTGCTAACACACAACAAAACAGCACAGGGTTGGACACTGTAGTAACAGTATTAATGAATAATATAGGAAATTTTGATATTGGAGCCACGGTTTCTACATGCTCTGGCAACATGAACGATGACTCATCTGAGGGTGATTCAAATCAGGCAGGCTCTGCAGCAGGACCAAATCCCAATGTGGATGGTCGAACATTGGGTTATTATGACCTTACTACAGAATACTCAACACTATTAGATTATTATGAATCATCTGGCACTTATGATTATTCCTATGATGGGTTGGTATCCATCAGAGTGGAAGCCAAAACTAACGCAGCACACGGAGATGGCCGAGGCAACAATGGAAATGTAATCACTGTGAGAGTTTCTATGGTAAACACCGATGTGGGCTATACCAAAGGCGGTAACTATCCTACTATAGCAGGCACTAAAGATTATGACGGTAAAACTTCCAAAATAAAAGAAAATTCATGTGGACCCACCACAATATCTTTCAATTCGAGATATCCCGACAACAGTGAAGGTTTATCCACTAGCCTAGGTAGTATAGCACCAACTGTTGCTAAAGTGGCTGCTTCTTACACTGAAGACATAAGCACCAGCTCAACTCCTAACAGATCTACCACTTCTATTTAAAATTTTACCATCGTTGATTTTTTCCATAATTAATTGTATAATTCAGTTATGGATCTAGAATCTTTAAAAAAAACTGCAGATCTTATGCATGATATCGCAGTCAGTAAACAGAATGCTCTGGAAAGAATGAAAAGTAGACAGATATTGGTCTATAATGATCATGTATTTAGAGCTGACGCAGAAACAATAAATTTAGTAAACATATTAAAACAGAATCAACAAGATAAAACAATTTACATGATAGACAGCAACAATAATCCTTGTGAAATTAAAGATCCCTCAGAATTTTTAGCCAAATTATTAGAACGCAATCAAGAAAGTATTAATGCTTATCATCAATTATATCAAACTTTTAGAAAAAAAGGTTAAGCATGACCACAGGAGTGTTGATATATAGCTTTGATACACCAACTACTGCTTATTCTAAATTAACAGAGAGATGTATCTCACATGTTAACTTACATTTAGGACTACCTATCACTGTGGTCAGTGATAATAAACATTTTGAGGGTGCAGACAACATACATATAACACCAAATACCAACAATTGGAGACGTTACAACAATCAAACAGTCCCGTGGTATAATGAGGAGAGAACGAAAGCCTATAATCATAGTCCTTATGATACTACGATATTAATAGATTGTGATTATTTTGTAATGTCTGATTATCTTTTACAGCTTAGTAGAGCAGCAGATGATATTCTTCTCCATACTAAATTACATGACGTAACAGGAAGAAACAATATTTTTCATACCAGAGAAGCATTACTACCATTGGTGTGGGCAACAGTGGTTATTTTTAAAAAAAATAATTTTGTTGAAAAAGTTTTTAGCATGATAGAACACATACAAAATTATTATCAACATTATAGAAATCTATATAGAATAGCACACATACCTTATAGAAATGATTATGCATTTGCTATAGCACTGCATCAAATGTATGGACAAAATTTTAAAGATTATAGTATACCCACACCAATGAACATGATAGGAAAACATGGAAAAGTTTTAGAACTTACTACACAATCTATGACATTCAGCTGGAAAGAATCTTGGGCAAAAATATGTAATCAAGATATTCATGTTTTTGATAAGGAGTTTTTCAATGTCTAAAGGTTTTTTATGGATTGCTCAGAATAATTCTAACACCGATTATATAAAACTAAGTGTAGAATTGTGTAAAAGTATAAAAAAATTCTGTAGAATTAATCAAGTTTGCATCATTGTAGATCAAAACACCAAAGTTCCAAACAATGTTTTTGACAAAGTGGTTGTGCTTGAGCACGACGAAAGCAAAAATGTTGAATGGAAAATGGGAAACGAGTGGAAAGTTTTTAATCTTTCTCCTTTTACTCACACTATTAAATTAGAAGCAGATATGTTATTTCCTTGTTCTGTTGATTGGTGGTGGAATTTTTTGTGTCAACACGATATGATTTTTTCTTATCATTGTAGGGATTATCAAGATAGCATAGTAACAGATTCACCTTATAGGAAATTACATCAACAAAATTCTTTACCAGATGTTTACAACGGTCTTCATTATTTTAGAAGGAGTGTTTGGGCTAATAAATTTTTTAATATTTGTAGATCTATAATAAAAAATTGGGAATATGTTAAAGAAAATCTTTTGATTAATTGTCATGATAATGTGCCATCGACTGATGTGGTTTATGCATTAGCTAACAAATTACAAGATCCTATACAACAATACAAAATAAAATATGATTGGTTCAATTTTATTCATGGTAAACACGGAATTAATCAAATACCAGGAAATAGAAATTTTTACAATTATTTAAGTCCATTTAATGTTGATAATGAAATATACCTAGGAGGTTATAGAATAACAAGACCATGGCATTATCATGAAAAAAATTTATTAGAAAAAATTTATGTCTGAACTAATCAAATCTCTTGAACAATTTGCTATTAGACCTAAAAAAAGATATTTTATCACAGTAGAAAATGAAAAAATATTAGAAATTGGCAAAGGAAATAAAGAAAATAGTATAGAGATATCATTAGAAAACTTTAAAAAACTTCAAGAAAGTGGAGAAGAAAATTTTTTATATAAAAAGGGAAAATTTATTCGTATTCTAAAAACAACAACAACAGTGATAGAACCAGAATTAAAAAAGAATAAAGAACAAGGCTATGAATTATTAAATCATAATCCTTTTTGGCCTATTTCTTACAAAGAAAAACAAGAAAATTTATATTCATGGCAGATAAAATCAGAATAAGTGATTTAGATTTTGTATTCATTAGCTACAGAGAGCCCAATGCTGATGAAAATTATGCTGACCTATTGAATATAGTTCCATGGGCCAAACGAGTGCATGGTGTAAAAGGATTTGATAATGCACACAAAGCTGCTGCCGACAAGGCAGAAACAGAATTTTTTATATCTATAGATGGAGATAATCGCATAGATCCTTCATTCCTATTGCAAACACTGGATTGGACCAAAACTAATCCTGCTGCAGTACATAGATGGAGAGCAAAAAATATTATTAATGGATTGGTGTATGGCAATGGGGGTGTTGTGGGATGGCCTAAGAAAACATGTTTAGGAATGAAAACACATGAAAATGCAGTAGATGAGAAAGCAAAAATAGATTTTTGTTGGACAGTACCACATGAAAATTTACACAATGTTTATTCTACAACATATATTAATCATACTCCAGAGCAGGCTTTTATCGCTGGATATAGAGAAGGTGTTAAGATGAGTCTAGACAGAGGAAAAAAAGTTGACCCGGCAAGTTTTATAAAGATTATACCTAGAATAAATTTACAAACATTAGTAATTTGGATGAGTCTAGGAGCAGATGTTGAAAACGGAAAATGGGCAATGTTAGGAGCTCGATGTGGTTGTTATATGTCTACTTTAGATACAAATTATGATATTACTTTAATTAGAGATTTAGAATTCATGGGTGATAAATTTTCTAAAATGATGTACGATATAGAGTCTGATATGGGTGCTTATGGCAACAGTTTAAGACAAAGACTAGGATTACCTATTGCAGATTTTGATGCAAGAGAGAGTCAATTCTATAAATTTTGTCAACGTCCTCACATTAACAAAGGAGTTCAAGATCGTGAAACTAAGTGATTATAAGAATGATGCAGACTTTGCAAAAAAACAGTTAGATGAGGTCAGTGATAGTTTTTGCCTAGCAAAGTGGAATCAGGTGTCATTGCACCTGCCCACAGGGCTGACCAATTCCTGCTATCATCCGCCATTGCATGAGATAGATGCAGAGGTACTTGCAAAAAATCCAGCAGCACTGCACAACACAGAAGAAAAGATCAAGGAGAGACAACAAATGCTGGCAGGTGAACGACCTAAAGGCTGTTCCTATTGTTGGAAGATGGAAGACACAGGCGAGATGAGTGATCGCCACTATCGTTCTGGCGAGCCCTGGGCCATGATAGATTTTGAAAAGATTCGAGACAATCCCCTGGACAGAACCCATGTGCCTCGTTATGTGGAAGTAAACTTTAATAATGCTTGTAATTTTAAATGCAGCTATTGTTCACCACAATTCTCCACAGCATGGGGCAAGGAAATAGAAATACACGGAGCGTATCCTACTAACCCTGGACACAATGCGCCGGAGCATTTCGTCGGCAGGAGGAAGCCTATACCCAACAGAGAGACTAATCCCTACGTGGAAGCATTTTGGCGTTGGTGGCCGGAATTATATAAAAATTTAAAACATTTCCGCATGACCGGTGGAGAACCTATGATGGATGTGAATACCTATCGAGTGTTTGACTACATTATAGATCATCCTAAAAAAGATTTGCACTTAAATGTTACATCTAATATGTGTCCTCCGGATGTTAAATTAAAAAACAAGTATTTTGATCAAGTCAAAAGGATATGTTTAGATGAAAAAGTGGAACATTTTATGCAATTTGTATCTGTAGATGCTCATGGCCCACAAGCAGAGTACATAAGGAACGGATTAAATTATAATCAATTTATGGACAATGTGAATGAGTTCCTACACAGCATACCTGTGCGTAATTCTGTCACATTTATCATTACCTACAATAATTTAAGTGTTACTTCACTGGATAAATTACTCAAGGATATACGTTTATTAAGATCAGAACATTCAAAAACCTATCAGCGAGTGTGGTTTGATATACCTTTGCTGCGTCAACCGCTATGGCAACAGATTACTCTACTGCCAGAATCATATCAACGTATACATGAAGATAATATCAAATGGATGATAGAACATCAAGAGCAGATTGGTCCTAAACAAGTGACAGAAACTAGATTAGATTTCTCATTGTTCAAAGACTTTGAGATACAAAAGATGCAGCGTAATCTTGCTTACTGGCGTAAGCATGCAGAACAAGATAATATGCAAAAAAAGAATTTTTACACATTTTTTGCAGAACACGATCGCAGAAGAGGCACAAATTTTGAACAAACATTTCCTGAGATGCAGGAATTTTGGCAACATTGTAAAAACCTATAATTAGAACATATGAATCCAGATCTTGAATATCGTAAAAAAATATTAGACTCCTTATCTCCTAGTTTTTGTGGTGCAAAATGGTACAATGCTACCATATGGTTAGGATCTGGCATGTCTACTAGTTGCCATCATCCACCTGCACATAGGGTCGATGCAAAAAAATTAAAAAATAATCCTAAGTTATTACATAACACTCCCCAAAAGAAACAGGATCGTGCCAAAATGATTGCTGGAGAAAGACCTGCAGGCTGTGAATACTGCTGGAAGATAGAAGACATGGGCAGAGATGCTGTGAGTGATAGAGTATACAAAAGTAAAATTTATTCAGATGCAGATCTAGAACGAGCATTCAATACACCTATTACAGAAGATGTAAATCTTAAAACCTTAGAGATTGCCTTTGATAAAACATGTAATTTTGCTTGTTCTTATTGTAATCCTGCATTTAGTACCACATGGGCAAAAGATATAAAACAAAACGGTCCTTATAAAAATTTAATATCAGATGGTAGAAATCATTTCACTCATTCACATGATAGTGCTCAATTATACAAATTAGAAGAAATTAATCCATACGTAGAAGCATTTTTCAAATGGTGGGAAACAGATCTACATAAGACACTGGATGAATTAAGGATCACAGGAGGAGAACCCATGATGTCACCTTCTCTGTGGAGATTGTTGGATTGGTTTGAAACACAGGGAGAACGAATTAATCCCAATATGAGATTGGCTATTAACTCTAACCTGGTACCCAAGGCAGAATTATTTGAAAAGTTTATAGAAAAATGTAAACGAATAAAAAATCTACATATCTATACTTCCAACGAATCAACGTATGCTCACTCAGATTATATTCGAGATGGTATAGATTATACTCGTTGGTATGTAAATTTTGTTAATGTGATTAATCAAATAAAACCTGCAGGATTGCACAACATGTGTACCATAAATGCCCTATGTCTAGAATCATTGCCTCAGTTTCTAGATGTCATTGTGAGAAATAAATTAGATGCTAAAAGAGTTTATGGAGTAGATGTAAACTTTACTTTAAACATACTGAGATTTCCTAGTTTTCAATCTCCTTTAGTATTGCCAGACTATCTAAGAACAGAATTTCGAGATAACCTATCTCAATGGTTAGACATAAACATAGCTCATTGCGAGCTTATGGAGGTTGCTCATGTGCAGAGATTAATAGATTATCTAGATATAGTTAAAACACCGCATTCTGAAGCATTTGATTTACCACGACTAAGGGCCGACTTTAAAAATTTCTATAAACAATATGATGAGAGAAGAAATAAAGATTTTACAAAAACGTTCGCAAGAATAGGAGAGTGGTACCGTGGCTTATGAGTATGGGGCTAAAGAGCCCGAAAAATTAAAAATTAAAGATATGACTTCAAAGCAGAAAGAACTGCTATTAGATAGCGATACTTTTTGTATGATGCCATGGTTACACATACACGCTTTTCCTGATGGAAGAGCCTATCCTTGTTGTTTTGGACTGGATCAGCATCCTGTAGGAAATCTTAATAAAAATTCTATGGAAGAAGTGTTCAATGGCAAAGACATGCGAGAGATGAGATTGAACATGTTGTCTAATAAAACTTCTCGACAATGTGGGAAATGTTATGATCAAGAGAAATCAGGATTTTTTAGTTTAAGATTAAGTTCTAACAAGCATTTTGGACACAATATAGGTATGATTGATAACACGAAAGCAGATGGCACTGCTGATTTTGTAATCAAATATTGGGATATACGATTTAGTAATCTTTGCAATTTTGCCTGTCGTAGTTGTGGCACATGGTTCTCATCCAATTGGTACGAAGACCATAAAAAATTAACTGGCAAACCACCAGATCATGCCAAAATAATGAAAGTAGGCCGAACAGCAGATGATATTTGGAATCAGATGTTAACACAGTTTGATCATGTGGAGCAATTCTATTTTGCAGGGGGAGAACCTCTTATAATGGAAGAACATTATAAAATTTTAAAAGAATTAGATCGTAGAAAGATGTATCATGTGAGACTAATTTACAACACCAATTTTAGCAAATTAACTTTTAAAGACATGGATGTACTAGAATTGTGGAACAAGTTTAATTCTGTTAGTGTAGGTGCTAGTCTAGATGCAATGGGGCCAAGAGCAGAATTTATGAGAAAAGGTACAGTATGGACAGATATAGAAGCAAATAGAAAAAGAATGCAAGAAGTTTGTCCAAAAGTAGATTTTTACATAAGTGCCACAGTAGGATTAATTAATGCTTTGCATGTAGTAGATTTTCATAGAACGTGGTCAGAACAAGGTTATATAAAACCGCAAGATTTTAATTTTAATTTATTACAATTTCCTTTTTGGCAAAGGATCGATTTATTACCAGAATCAATGAAACAACAAGTAAAAGAAAAATACGAGAAACATATCGAATGGTTAAAACCAAAAGATCATCTAACAAGAGCAACCAAGGGCTTTCAGTCAGGATTAGATTATATGATGAGAAGAGATAATTTTATACATATAGATCAATTTAAAAAAAATATGAAAAAAATAGATGATATAAGGAATGAAAATATATTAAAAACTTTTCCAGAATTAACAGAATTATATGAAAAGAATTAAACCTAACGAAGGCAATAATAAATTTTGTATGGCTCCCTGGACTCATACCTATCTTTCCCCTCAAACTGAAAGACGTATGTGCTGTGCATCTAGAGAATCAGCAAGAAGTTTTAAACAATATATTGATCGCTCAGGAGAATTAGTCAAATATGATCCCCAAACTCTAGAACAACATTGGAATAGTGAACATATGAAGAGCGTAAGACTAAGAATGTTAGCCGGAGAAACATTACCAGAATGTGAGGTATGTAATAATAAATTATTAAACACAGATGTTTATAGAGATTATTTTACAAATTTATTTAAAAACAAAATAAATCAAGCATTTGAAAACACAGACGATAATGGAGCAACTACAATGCGACCTGTAAGTTTTGATTATCGTTTTAATAATCTTTGTAATTTTAAATGTCGTCAATGTGGGGATATGTTAAGTTCTAGTTGGGAATCAGAACAAAAAAATCATAATATGTGGTCTGAAACTAATCAGCCATGGATGGCATCACCATTACGAGAACAAATCAAACAATTTCAAGACACTCAAATAGTCAAAGAGTTTATGAATGCTGTGGAAGATCGTAGTATTGAAGAGATATATTGGGTAGGTGGCGAACCTTTAATGTGGGATATACATTGGGATAGCATGTCTAGAATAATAAAATTAGGATTTCAAGATAAAGTATATGCTCGATATAACACTAATTTAAGTAGAATTGATTTTAAAGGTAAAAATTTATTTCGAGATATTTTAAGCAAATTTAAAGATTGGCAAGTATGTGCATCTATTGATGGAACAGGAATAGTAGGAGAGTATATTCGCACAGGATTAAAATATAATCAATTCTTAGATCATTTTACGCAAGGATTAGCGTTTGCTCGACACAAAAGACAGATGCAATTAGATTTCACAATTACTATGCCAGGTTTATTAGAATTAAAAAATATGTTTGATCTTAGTCAACGATTAAATGCCAAACTATTAACTAAAGTTACATTTGCTTTTGATGCTAGGCAATTAATGAGTCCTATGTGTTTACCTAGACAATTATTAAACACTATTATTGATGAAAATTTAGAATATATTAAAAAGAAGTCTACACCATTGCAACAGAGTCTAATAGATGTATTAGAAAATATGAAAAACAGACCAACATTTGAGGAAGAATATAAAGATCCAGAACAAATTAAGCAAGGCAAAAAAAGAATTGAAAAGATTGATATTATTAGAAAAACAGATATTAAAAAAATATTAGAGCAAGATAAAAGGATGTTAGAATGGTGGAAAAATATATAAAATCTAATATATGTGTGTTACCATGGACGCATTTAGAAGTAGATGTGAATGGTTCAGCATCACCTTGTTGTCTTTATAAAGGAGAAATAGCAGATTATAAGGTTTATAAACATAAACTTGACGTCATACAAAATTCAGAATACATGAACGATTTGAGAGATCAATTTCGTCAAGGAGAACGTCCCAAAGGTTGTAGTAATTGTTGGCAAGAAGAAGATGCCGGCAAAACCAGTAAAAGAATGAATTCTATCTATAAAATGAAAAATAGTTTACAGGATTGGACTCCCAAAACAACGCCTACTTTAAAATTTATTGATTTCAAACTGGGCAATGTGTGTAATCTAAAATGTCGTATATGCGGCAGTTGGAGCAGTTCAAAATGGGCACAGGAAGAGATTGCTTATGGACCAAATCCTCTAGCAAAGAAACAATTAGATGAAGGACAATGGCCTAAACGGAATCCTGCGTTCTTTGAAGATATTAAACCTGTATTAAAAGATGTAGAATATTTTGAGTTTACAGGCGGCGAACCTTTCATGATAGAAAATCATTTTAAGATACTAGAACATTGTGTAGAGCAAGGATATGCTCGCAATCAAGACATACATTATAATACCAATGGCACACAATTGCCTGATCGAAGAGTGTTTTGGCTATGGAGCCAATTTAAACATGTAGAGATTGCATTCAGTATAGATGACACAGGAGCAGCATTTGAATATCAACGACATCCTGCTCAATGGGATCAAGTTAACGAAAATTTAAAAGAATTCAATATAAGATCCACGCTCACAGGCAATACCGATTTTCAAATTTGTTCCACAATTAGTATCTTTAATATATTAAATTTAAACACTTTAGTTAAATGGGTAAAAGAGTTCAATCCCAAATTCCTGTACATTAATACTCTATTTGATCCTGAATACTTTAATGTACAGACCTTACCTATAGAATTAAAAAAAATAATAACAGAAAAGTATCGAGATATAAAAGAATTAGCTACTATAATCAGTTATATGAACAGTGCAGATCGATATTCTGATGCTGTACATGAGCAAAGGAAGAAAAGAATACTGCAAGCAGATCAGTACAGAGAAGAAAATTTTGCTGCAGTTTTTCCAGAGTTAAATAAATTTTTAAAGATATATGAATAGAACATTATTAGCAGGGGGTTGCAGCTTTACTTTTGGACACGAATTATCTGATGATATACAAGGACAAAAACCATCAGAAAATTCTTGGGCTGCTTTGTTAGCAAAAACAGAAAAATTAGAATATAAATCTGTCACTTATCCCGGGTCAGGAAATTCTGGTATAGCAAGGAGAGTTTTTGAATATATAACATCTTCTGAGTATAAGAACACAACTGTTGCAGTGATGTGGACTTTTACCTCAAGATACGATTGGGCAATGCCTAGAAACATAATGTTAGAAAAATCTAGGTGGACATCAATTACCCCATGGGACACAACAGATAGACAAGTAGAGGCAGAAACATCTTTCTCTATGAATGAATCTCATTTAGTGACCTGGAAACAACGTAGAGATAATATGCAACTTACAGGAGTAGGACCATTCGCTGATTCTATATATCGTTATGCCGCTAACCAGTATCATGAGACATATCTTAGTTGGAAAAGTATAATTTGGTTGCAAAATATATTGGAAAAGAAAAAAATACCTTATTTTTTTACCTTAGCTGACAATGTGCTATTTTATGATGAGTTAAAACCTCTTAAAGAGATTGATACATTTCTTAATGGATTGTATAATGAAATTAATTTTAATAACTGGTTTTTTTTCGGAGAAAGAAATATGGGATTTAATCAATGGGCACTACTAAACAACTATCCACGTGGTACAACACATCCTTTAGATGAAGCACATAAAGATGCAGCTATTTTAATGAAAGACAAATTTTCAGCAATTGTTAAACAAAATAGGAGATAATATGATAAAATGGATTAAATCTATAATCACAAAAATTAAAATAGAAATTCAATATCGTAAGAGATTGAAAGAGTTAAAAAAGAAAGATCCTTTCATCTACAAATAAAATGAGAATATTAGGAATCAACTGTCTAAATCACGATGCTGCTATGGCTGTGGTTGAAGATGGAGAAATTCTATGGGCAGCACACGCAGAAAGATACAGCAAAGATAAAAATGATCATTATCTTAATTGGCAAATAGTAAATGAGGCTCGTGAATACGGACCATGGGACAAAGTAGTTTATTATGAGCGACCTTTACTAAAAAAAACTAGACAAGCCTATGCTGGTCAATGGGCTGAAGTTTTCTCTAGGTCAAATATACCACAAAATTATTTAAATGCTTTTGGAATAAAAATAGATGAATATGTGAGTCACCACGAATCTCATGCTGCCGGGGGATTTTTTACATCTCCGTTCCATGATGCTATGGTGCTAACAGTGGATGCCATAGGAGAATGGGACACCACTTCAATATGGCAAGCCAAAGGCAATCAATTAGATCTATGCTACAAAATTAAATATCCTCATTCATTAGGAGTGCTCTATTCAGCATTTACACAGCGGGTAGGACTCAAACCTGCCGAAGAAGAATATATTCTAATGGGCATGGCAGCATATGGAGAACCTAGGCATGTAGCAGAAATTTATAGAGATTTATTATGTAGAGATGGAGATTTTACTTTAAAGAAGAATTTACATAAAGGATTGGGTAATTGGCTGCCTGAAGCTGATCCCGTGGATCTAGCAGCCAGCATACAACAAGTTACGGAACAAGAATTAGAAAAATTATGGCGTAAGGCACGACAGTACATACCCGCAGGTCAGATAGCAGTCAGTCGGTACGGCAACAAAAGAAATCTAGTGTATGGCGGAGGCGTGGCTCTAAATTGTGTTGCTAATAGCAAATTAGCCAATTTAGGATTGTTTGATAACATATGGATCATGCCCAATCCAGGCGATGCTGGCAGTTCCATTGGTTGTATTGCTGCTGCCGAACGAAAACATATCAATTGGAGACACCCTTTCTTAGGACATAATATACAAGGCGAATATCCTGTGGATCACGTGATAAAAGAATTAGAAACCAATCGCATGGTAGGGGTGGCAAACGGTAGAGCCGAGTTCGGTCCCAGAGCTCTTGGTAATAGATCACTGCTGGCAGATCCTCGAGGAGATGATATCAAAGATTTGGTAAATGGCATCAAGCAAAGACAGGAATTTCGACCATTTGCACCCGCTATACTAGAGGAGGATTTACACGAGTATTTTGAGGTGCCTAAGTGTGTTGTAAACACCCCCTATATGCAATTTATAGGCATTTGTAAGCATGGTAAAGACTTCCCTGCCATTGTGCATCATGACGGGACAAGTCGTGTGCAAACAGTGAATAAAACGCAG